CATCTAGGTCTATGATGACAAGGTCTTTCTGACAGTATTAACTGACACTTGCCAAGACAGGAGACTTATCATGGCTACTACTACTTTCTCTGGTCCAATTAAGGCCGGAACAATCAAAGACACTACAGGCACCACGGTTGGCACTGACGTCAAAAACGTCGGATTCGTCAAGATGGCGCAAACTGCGAGCTGGACTCAGTCCACTACAGCGGCTGATACAGGAATCGTGGTTCCTGCAAACAGCCAAATCACTGAGATTATTGTTTACATCACTACTGCGTGTGATGCCGCAAACATTTCTATGGGTACTTCGTCGACTTCGACCGAGCTATTTACAGCTTTGGCGGCAGGTACAGCGGCTAATGTAATCCACCATGGAGCTGACGGCACGATCACCGACGCAGATACTTGGGTTGATATAGGTACTTCAGATGTCGGTATCTTCATCGACTTCTCTGCTGGAAATAGCGGTGCTGGTTATGTCACTGTTGAGTACATCCAGAACATTAACAACGCTTAATGATTCTGAGCCTCTCGGGTAGCTCCGGCTCCCGAGGGATTTAACCGCGAGGGTTTAATAATGGCAGATACGGTCACATCACAAACTATCCAAGACGGTGAGCGTAAGGCCGTTTTGAAGTTTACAAACATTTCTGACGGCACTGGTGAGTCGGCAGTAACAAAGGTCGATGTAAGCACATTGACAGCTAATAGTCGTGGAGACGCTTGCACCGAGGTCGCTGTAGCAAAAATTTGGTGGCAGTGTGTCGGCATGGGCGTTGAGCTACTGAACGACGCAAGCACAGACACTTTAATTATCGGATTGTCGCCTGATTCCAATGGTATGCACGATTACTCGTCATTTAGCGCCATACCTAACGACGCTGGTTCTGGTAAGACTGGGGACGTAAAGTTCACCACAATTGGTGCCTCTTCTGGCGATACTTATACGGTCATTTTGGAGCTGTTGAAGACTTATGGCTGATACCAAGGACGTCACGCGCTCTGAAGGCGGAAGGCTCACCTACCGTGGTGAGTCGTTCCCCGGCTATAACAAGCCGGTGCGCACCAGTGGCGGTCCCAAAAAATTTAAGGTTTTAGCCAAAAAAGGTGATCAGGTGAAGATGGTGCGTTTTGGCGACTCCAACATGACCATTAAGAAAAGCAATCCAGAACGACGTAAGAGCTTCCGCGCTCGCCACAATTGTGACGCGGTAGAGAAGAAAAAAGACGTTTTCACGGCGGCTTATTGGTCGTGCAAAAATTGGTGATGATATGTCATTAGGAAAATCTTTATTGAAAAGGACGCCTCCCGGACAAGTTTACGCGGGCGGCTCACGAAATTTTGATGAGCGAACCGGCAGATATCGCTCTCCGCCAATCATGGAAATTCCCGGAATGCCCCCCGGACCAATTGTTTTGGGTGAAGGTGGCGTCTCTCCCGGACAAGTGCCGATGGGTCGCACGGGTGGCGACTTGCCATTGCCAAGTGGGCCTATACCGCGCACACAGGTGCCAACTGGGCCTATGCCTCGCACAGGCGGCTCTATGCCTGTGGATGAGTCGGTTCGTACTATGGAGTTTATAGATCGCAACGGCAATGGCATTGACGATCGTGACGAAAAACCGCCCCGTGGTGACGCGGTTCTACAGCCCATAAAACAACCACCTATCCGTGTACCACCACAGACGGGTGGCCCTATGCCGCTCCCAAATTCCGGCTCACCGTCGAGCGATGACCTGTTTGGCCCCGCTAACTATGGTTCTTACGACAATTTAATGTCGCGCGCTTTCCACGAGTATTCTGGCGGCCAAAGCCCTTACGCGGGTGCCACTGACTTTTTTATGAACCGATCAGTCTTTGATCGAGGTGTCCGTCCAGAAAGCTCCATGCCTTCCACTACAATGCCTTCGTTCGGTTACAGCAATCAAGGCGGCATGGATGGCTTAAGTCAAATGCAGGCTCAACAGCCTGCAATGCAAGCGCAATACGATCAGTTTGCGCAGGACATTCAGTCAGCTCAAGAAGCCGCGCAACAAGCCGCACAAGAGCAGTCCGACTTGGCTTCATCCGAGCGTCAAGCGCTTATGGATCGAATTGGGGCGCTTGAAGGGCAAGAAGGGCCCGACCTTGATGCTTTCGGCGCGCAGTTACGTCAGGACATTCTTGGCGAGGTAGATATTGATGCGTTGCGCCGTGAAATTACGGGTGAAGTTTTACAGATTGCTCAGCAAGACTTCCCTGACGTCACGCAAATACGTGATGAAATTATGGCACTGCTTCCTGAACAGGAGCAGATTGATGTTGAAAACCTTCGTCGTCAGATACAAGAAAGCATGGATGCAGGCGCTCCTCCCGACGAAATCGCGGCTCTGCGTCAAGAGCTACAAAACCGGATTCGTCCGGTTGAGGAGCAACTGCAAGGACTTCAAAGCGGCTCCACTGACATTGCTCAACAGCTTGGAGAACTACAAGGCCAAGTTGGCTCGCTTCCCGACATTGATGTGGACGCAATAGCTCAGTTTCGAGAAAACTTTGACCCCGCCGCTCTGCGCGAGCAAATTGGCAATCTCAGAGGCCGCTTGGAGGGTTTACCAAACTTTGATATTGACGAGATTCGTCGCCGGGTGCAGGAAGGCATCGAGCTTCCGAATTCAAACGAGATTCAAGACAATTTGCGTCGAGCTATGGAAGAAAGGGGTGGTTTTGTACCCCCGGAAGTGCTCGAACGTCTCCGTGCGGTTGAGCAACGCGAAGGGCCAGACGAAGCCGCAATCGCGGAGCGTGTGCGCAGTGGCATTGACCCTCGGATTGCAGACTTAAGAGAGCGATTAGGTAGTGTTGGTGAATTTGGCCAGAGTATGGCTGAGCGTGTAGCCGCTTTGCGTGAGCAGGGAGATCGAGCTACTCAAGAAAGATCAACTCTTGAAGAGCGCCTTGGCGGCAGACTGGAAGAAGTCAGGGGGCAGGTAACCCCGTTGACTGAGAGAATTGCTCAACTTCGTGGTCGCTTAGATGAAAGGCCTACGGTCGATATGGACGCTATAGCGCGCCGAGTTAGAGAAGGTATAGATATCCCGCAGGTAGATTTGGGCGGAATCCGTGAGCAGATTGCTAATCTGCGTGGACGGCTTGATGAGCGCGTACCGGCTGGTACAGCAGGAATAAAACCCCTTCCCGCACCGCCTAAATCACCACCAAAGGCTCCGCCAAGAATGGGCACCTTCCCTCCGGGATTCAGGGGTCGAGGCAGAGGTAATATCTAATGGCAAGCGAAGTACCAGACAACGTAGCTAATCCATCGCTATATCGTAAGGCAAAAGCCAAGGCTAAAGCTAAATTCGATGTTTATCCTAGCGCGTATGCTAACGGCTGGATGGTGCAAGAATACAAGCGCATGGGCGGAACCTACGAAGGTAAGATCGGAGGCGAAGTGACTTTAGATCCAAAGAAAAGCGACCTCAACAAAGACGGCAAGCTGAGCAAGTATGAACGTAGGCGCGGCGAGGCTATTGCTCGTAACATGAAATTTGGAGGCTCTGTAGAGATGCAACCTCGGGGCTGTGGCGCTATGATGCAAAGCAAGCGTAAGACTGTACGAGTTCCTCGTGGCTAAAAATCGCGGCCTCGACGACTGGTTCGGCAAGGAAAACTGGGTTGATATTAGCGCACCCAAAGAGGGTGGTGGCTACGAAAAGTGTGGTCGCAAGAGCGCTAAGGACTCTGATCGCGGTTATCCCAAGTGTGTACCAGCGGCCAAAGCGGCCAAAATGTCGAAAAAAGAGGTGGCTTCAGCCGTAAGGCGGAAGCGAGCGAAAAAACAAGGCGTAGGCGGCAAGCCTACTAATGTCAAAACATTTGCGGCCGAAGGAGGCTCAATCATGAAAATGAAGGCAAAAGGTATGGCGCGCGGCGGCGCTCAAAGAGCAGGACGGTCGGGTTTTGCAAAGGGTAGAAAAAAACCTGCCAATCCAACTATCCCGCCGGGTCGGGGGGTAACAGGCCCATCCTCGGGACCAGTAAAGGGTCGGCCGCGACCGCCGTCTGGCCCAGTTGTTCCGGGTGGCCCTACCGGCGGCGGAAAGCCCAAGAAAATGAAGACAGGCGGCATGGCAACTAAGGGTTACGCTAAAGGCGGCGCCATGAAGAGCAAAGCCAAGTCTAGTCCTGTGCGCGCTCCTTCGAGCAAGAATAGCGGATTGTATGGCCGATAATGGCTTTTCTTCAGTCGAGTATTCCTTACTTTAAGTGTTGGGTCCGACGCGAGTACACGCACAATCACGAGAAATACCATGGCGAGTTTCTTCATGCCATGGTCATCGGTGTCACGACGCTACCTAAGCGATGCCTGTCTTTTCAGGTCATATTTACTGGAGCTGAGACTTACGATACCGATGAGCCGAACCTCCACGGGGGCGCAATGTGGGCTCGTATGCCTATCACCGCTCTCGTGGGGGACACCCCCTTCGAGAAATGGCCTGAGCCAATGCCTGTATGGGCGGCACAGCCATGGGACTGCGCATCTCGAACTCACAGCGTTTATAAGCTAGAAAACTGTGACCCGTGCCCTTGGATAGCCAAGATAAACGGGGAGTTTTACCCAGCAAAATACTATTTCACAGTGGATTACACCGAGTCAGATACCGCTGACGATCCAGCTCAACACAAGCAAAACCATGTCTTAGAGCTACTTGATGCGGGTGATTGGACTGGCAACATCGTTGCGTTGCCTAATAATCGAGTCAGAGTGACGAGGCCAGCACAGTTTGAGCTAGGCGACGGTGCCCCTGATTTTAGGCCCTCGCAACATATCCATTACAGCAAATCTGACTTAGACTACACTTTAGACGTAAATCAAGTGTTCGATAACCTATACGCGGGTGCAGAAAATGGCGACGAGCGGGAGTAAAGATTTCGAGTTAGACGTAGCAGACTACGTTGAAGAGGCGTTTGAGCGTTGCGGCTTAGAGCTTCGGACTGGCTACGACCTGAAGACCGCCCAGCGATCGCTCAACCTCATGCTTGCAGAGTGGGCTAACCGTGGATTAAATCAGTGGACGGTCAAAGAAAAGACCGTCGCTATGGTTCAAGGTACAGACAAGTACACGATCGACGCTACTAACCCTACTGCAACCATCGATGTTTTGGACGTTTTTGTTCGCGAAACGTCACAAGGCGTTACTACAGACATCCCGTTGAGTCGTATGTCACGCGCTGAATATGCGCACCTTGCAACAAAATCGACGACAGGAAAGCCCAACCAGTATTTCATCGACAAGCAGTTGTCGCCTACGATTACGGTATGGCCGGTGCCAGATAAGAACAGCACGTATACCGTGTACTTGAACGTACTTAGTCGCATGGATGACGCTGACGTAGGGGCTAACACGCTAGAAGTACCCTTCCGGTTTTATCCGTGTTTAGCGGCAGGACTCGCTTATTACTTGGCTTTGAAGCGAGCACCCGACAAGGTTCAGTTGCTTAAGCCGCTGTACGAAGAAGAGTTTCAGCGCGCGCTTTCTCAAGATGAGCCACGGTCAAGTTTCCGCATAGCTCCCGATATTAGAAGCTACGAGATGGCGTAATGGCGTTTGCATCTAACAGACGAGCTTATGGAATCTGTGACATTACCGGGTTCCGTTATCGCCTCAAGGACATGAAGAAGACTTGGGACGGCTTGCTCGTGGGCCCTGATCAGTGGTCGCCAAAACACCCTCAATTGATGCGCAAGCCAACTCCTGTTGATCCAGAAGCCTTACGAGATCCACGAATAGATCAAGCGGCAGACGGTAACGACGGAAATTTTTTTACTGTCTACACTAACGTAGGCGAGGGTATACTGGGCACAGAGCTTACGACCTATCAAATAAACAGCGGCTTAGGCACGGTTGAGGTAACCACGTCATGAGTTTTACATTAGCGACTCTTAAATCGACGGTCCAAGACTACTTGCAGGTTGATGAGACAACCTTCAATAACAACCTCAACACCTTCATTGAGGAGGCGGAGAGCCGCATTTTTAAGCTGGTACAGCTACCTGAGCAACGCAAAAACGTCACAGGAACGCTTACCACAGGCAACAGATTTCTCGCTACACCGTCAGACTTCTTTGCCCCATTCTCTTTGGCTGTAATTAGCAACAATCGGTATTACTACTTGGATTACAAGCATCCGTCGTTTGTTAAAGAGTACAGCCCATTGACAACAACCACAGCACAACCCAAGTATTACTCGCTGTTTGATGACACGGCTTTTGAATTGTCGCCTGTACCGGATTCTGGTTATTCGGTAGAGCTTCATTATCTATATAAGCCAGCCTCGTTGACGGCGGGTGCAGACTCAGGAACAACCATCTTATCCACAGACCATCCAGATCCTTTGCTGTATGGCACGTTGGTTGAGGCGGCGATATTCTTAAAAGAGGCTCCTGACGTTATCCAGACGTTTGAGGCTCGATTCAAGGAGGGGATCGCGAGGATGAAGAACGTGAGCGAAGGCCGCGCTACTCGTGATGAATATAGATACGACTTGTTGAGGACAGGTGTTAGTTAATGTCACGAATACCAGAGTTGGAGGGGGCTCACGTCGCCCTGATAGGCCTTGGCGCCTCTCAAATTGACTACGTTATTGGAGTAGAAAACAGCAAAACATGGGATGAGGTTTGGTGCGTAAACGCCGCTTTGTCTGTGTTTGATTGTGATCGAGTGTTTATGATGGACCCGGCATCACGGTATTTGGATACCGATGACGCAGGTGGCCAGACAGACGTCATGCGTCAGCGCTTACCTAATTTTGAAAAGCCAATCTATTCATGTGAGCTTGACGAGCGTGTGCCTGCGATCATTGAGTTTCCCATTAAAGAGGTCATTGATGATCAGCGTTGCGCCTACCTTAACAACACGGTTGCTTACGCCATCGCCTTCGCTTTGTATAACAAAGTGGCTCATATCGATCTCTTTGGCATGGATTTTAGCTACAAACACAACATCCACTTTGCAGAAGCAGGCCGAGGATGTCTCGAATTCTGGGTCTCTCGATGTATCTCGCAGGGAGTGGGTGTGGGTGTAAGCCAGAAGTCTGCTTTGCTCGATAGTAATGTAGATCCAAGGGAGCGGCTGTACGGATATCACCGGCTGGATGACCCTTTGTTGGTCATGACAGACCAAGAAGGCCAGTTTTTGGTTTGTCCAGAGTCAGAATTTGACAACGCGCGGCGTCAGTTTAACTTTCAAAAGGTTGAGATGCCTGCCTCACCGGAGCCGTACAAAGGATGATTTCGCAAAGCGCAGACGCCGGATTAGGCAGTGTTATGGTGGCAACGTCCGATGATGGCGGTCATGAGCCAGAGTTTTGGGCTCAAGTGGTCACAAAAAGACTTGTAAGCATCTCAGAAAACGCCGATCCTCATGTCAGACAACAAGCCGAGGCTTTCCGGCAACAGGTTTATGAAGTAGTATTGAGAGGGATTAAGAGCGCTATTGCGAGTGATCGAACAACATTATCGGTTATTCTGCGGCGTCAAGGTCATAACCACATGGCTGATTTACTGAAGGAGCTATAAAATGGCTATCACATCGGCGATCTGTACATCGTTTAAGCAGGAATTGTTAGTAGGCACTCACAACTTTACTGCCAGTTCTGGCAACACGTTTAAGTT